CACGGGCGGCGAGATGGTAGTCACTGAGTGACTGATACACTGGAATAAACGATGATCGCTCTGATCGTAGCGCCTCAAGTCGTTTATTGTAACTCTTGATAGTTGGCATAGTTATTGCCCTAGTAGCGTCTTAACGCCAGTACCAGTGGTAACCGTATCAGTAGCACCTTGCGTGGTGGTTAGGATAGTCGATGATGCTCTGCGACGTTTAGTCGCTGAAGCCATTGCCAGCCCCGACGGGTCAGCCATTACAGGCGCTTCAGGTAATCGTGGCGCTGGTGCTGGTGCGTTTGGTGATCCCATACACATATTGAGTACCCCTTGTGCAATTAATACACCAATACTACTACATATTTTCTAAGGGGTCATACTCTTTTCTACTGTTAGTCAGCGCTTCACGCGCCCATGGTGCAGCATCATTGTAACCACGCGACTGTGCGAGTGGTGCTACAGGGTGAGCGAACGTGAGATATAGTGCATCAGCCCAGTCTGGTGAGCACCCAAGTCGCGCCTTCATCAGCTTCTTAGACTCAACGATTAATCTATCTTTAGCGTCGTGACCGTACTCACGCACGGTTAGTTCAGTTTCAAGTTGGTTCTCATCAGGAATACACCCGCCATTCATTATCCAGTCGCGACAACGCGCACCCATCTCGGATACTTTGTTCGCATACTTCTTTTCATCATCAGCAACATGACCAAACCCAACATCAGTTACAGGGTATCCAAGTTGACGCAATCTGTCACCGATCGGTCCACCGATACCCGTCACATCAATGAATATGCGATCCGGTCTATGTCGATCAAATATATTGGTAAGCATAGACACAACACGCATAGAGTCACGCGACTTCTCACCCGGTATGCGATACGCTTTTTCTGATTTAGCATCTTTACCCCGTCTGAACTGGATCATGCAGTTATCTTCACCGCCTCGTGCAATATCCACGCCACATATCAACGGATCATCACCCATGTATATTGCGGTGCGCTTACGTGCGGCAACAACATCATCACCAGGTATGAACTGCATGTCACCGGCGCGGGGGAACTGACCTTTTACACGTACCCTGAAGAAGTCGGAATCTTCGCCCCAGTCGCGCTCCCACTCATCAATGAGCAGCTTATTGGTCATCTTAGCCGTGCGACTATCTATCTGCTTACAGTTCCACGTATTGTGATTGAAGAAGCACTTGCGGAATGCGCCTGTGTTACGTGTTGGGTTCCCAAAGCAGAAGAACATGGGTTCACCGTCGGTCAGACCGCCCTCAGCAACTTCCCAAATCTTGTCTGGTATTGCGGATGCTTCATCGAATAGATAGAACGGTGTTGAGTTAGCAGCATGTAGTCCTGCAAATGATTCACTGTTTTCTTCACGACACGTCTGTGCATCCACGCGCCATGATTCTGGCCACGACTTATGATACATCGACATTGACCCTTTACCACTGTTCAACTCGAACCAGTGACCCACGATACAACGCTGCTTCCACTTGGCCAGCTCAGACCATGTTTTCGTGCGAAGTTGCTCACCGGTGTTCGCAGTCACGATACCTTTAGCATAAGGTCGTGTAGCCATGATCCACAGTATCACCCATGATGTAAGTGCGGATTTTCCAATACCGTGACCACTGGCTGTTGCCATACGCACCGCTTTGACCGGATCAACACCGTTGAAGTTGTTCTCAGTCACCATACGACCTACTTCAACTAACCAGTCACGCTGCCATGTATCAGGCCCATCGAACCCATCAAGATCACCATACCCCCAGTCGAATGCCCACTGAACCCAACCCAACGGATCATGGTAGAAACGTGAGCATTCATCAGCGAGCAGAACATCAGTCGATATGAAACGATGTACATCACTCTCCATATTGAGTGACATCGCAGCCGCAACGGGGGATTGGTCGAACATTACAAGAAGCTCGGTGGGGGTGTTTCGGGGTTCAATCGTTTACGTGCGCGCAGTAGTCGCTCTTTCACCGCTTCATCACCGGCTATTTCTACGCGCTCGGCAGCGTAGGCATCTACGGCCGCGTGTTTAGCAATTAGGTTGAGTGCGGTATTAGACGCGCTGATATTACCGTTCTGGCGCGCTATGAGGTGGTTGTCGACTGCTTCCATCAACACCCACTCAGCGGTGATATGTGATGAGTCGAGCCTATGCTGAATGATCATTGAGATTGCAGCTTGAATGTCGTCCTCATCACGGATGCGGTATCCACTATCAGCACTGAAACCAGATACAGCAGCAGCACGTCGCGCATCGAAGTCTTTACTGTATTCGATGATGAAGTTTATGCGCTTAGGGTCCGTCACCCCCAGCGCTTTAATGTCGTTGAGTCCGAGTCGTTTCATATCACCACGCTATCATATGAAGGATGGTTTGTCAGCAGGAACCTTGGGGCCTTGGTCAGTTGGAAAGAACCACGGATATGATGGGTATTCTTCTTTGTTCCAGCCTAGCTCTTTACACCGGTTGCGGTATTCAACGGTTACACGGTCACGTTGTGCCTTGTATTCGTTGCAACGCTGCGTCACAGTCAACTCCTCATATCGTTTGTGGTTGCGTATCACCCATACAGACTGATTGAATCGCCTGTTACCTGGCGAGCGATCCTCATCGTCTTCCATACTATAATAACTGGTCATCACCAGTGATGTTAATTCGGGGATCAGTTTCAGTTTACGCGATACCATTTTGGTCTGAGCGTTCAGTGACGCCTCATCATACATACTGAACCCGCTGAATGCTGGATCAGGTGACAGTGACGCCATAACTGCCACAATATCGACGGTGCGCATTAAATCCCGATTCACCATTACATGCTCAATGTTGAATAGCGCCTCTTTAATCCTAGACGCGAATTGATCTTCAGATTTCACCATAGGTGTAGAAGGTTCACCCTTCGTCAACTTTTTCACCAGTGCTTCCAATCTTGCTACACGCTGCTCTAACTCACTCATAGTTCCCACCAAATATGTTGTACAAATTCACTTAACAATGAAACTCATTGTCCTATGATGTCCTATATGCTGTCAATTAAAAACCTTAATTATTGCTGCGACACAAAACTTCTGCATGAATTTTAAATCAATAGGACATTATAGGACATTGATTACAGTGCGAGCTATGTTACGCCCTCCAGACCACTGTTTGATGGTCACAACTCACGGGTAGGGTCGTCACGGACAATGGCTTTTTCATAGGACATCATAGGACAATGACCCACTGTTACGCACTCTATCAACCCCACTGATTAAATAATAAGCTAAATGTTACAATGGAAAATGTTTAACTTTGTACCACATTTAGAGGAAAGTCATTGTACACATTGTTACCAGTGGTCACTTTTTAACCGATTTTCATGAATACAAAATAAACGTCACTTAACATCATAGGACAATGACTTTCTACTGTTACGTGTTGACTGTTGTACAAATTGAACCTAGAATGTACAACAACACAAACCAACTCATAGGTAAAACACCATGAAAAACACTACACCTGAGAAAATGTTAGAGATCATTAATAAACTATCAATCGGCGATATGGTTAATGAATCACTGGTTGCGGACCTGACCGAATTAGCGAACGCATGGTCACAGGAACAGTCCTATGTGAATGACTGTGTGAACCGTTTGGTGAGTAACCCCATTGCACAAATATCATTTGAAGCTGTTGAACGTCTCAATAGGTCTGATTCAATGGAATACATGGTGAATACCCGTGATGCTCACATCGACCTGTTCACCATTGACCAATTAGATGAGTTGACGGGATTATTGTATGTTGACGTATAGAGGTCGGAATCTAACGTTCAACCAGCTCAATGATGAGTTCACCAAAGTACACGGCGTAACGCCTAACGGAGCAACTATCTACCAACGCATCAACAAACACGGATACACAGTCGAGCAAGCGGTGGAAACACCGCTACAACGTGACCGCAAGGTCAATGACAAACTAATCAGTGGTAACGGGCTCTCAGCCTGCCGCCATTCCAACGCCGACTTCGACCGTCGGTTTCAATGCTGTAAGATCTGCGGGGCGCCCGCTAGGAGTGTTAAATGAAAACTAATATAACCGTATACAATGCTGAATTGAAAGATCAGCCATTTGCCGTGTTATTGCATAATTTACAAATGGGCTGGAATGCAATTCCTGAACAATATCGCGCCGAAGCAGAAGTAAAAGTTCACCAGTATGATGGTGAGTGGTCGCAAATGGTTGTCACTTATGAAAGACCACTGACACCTGAAGAAATTGAAGCCAACGCTGCGCATGAAAAACGCATTGCTGA